GCGGAGCAGGCGTTGCTGTATGTCAGCGCGGATGGAGACCGGGAAACGGTTTGGTTCCCGATGGCGGGGGCACTGAAAGATGAATACGGCGAGGCGGGCTTTGAGCTGTTCGATAGCTGGAGCCAGCAGGGCCAGAGTTATGACAAGGGGGCCTGCAAGGCCACCTGGCGCAGCGCGAAGGCTGGCCATTACAGTATTGGTACGCTGATTAAGTTGGCGATAGAGGGTGGCTGGCAGCGGCCCAAGCGTGAGCTTACGGCAGAGGAAAAGCGGGCGCTTGCCGATGAGGCAAAGGCCCGCCGGGCTGTTCGCCAGAAAGAGTTGGAGGCTGATGCGGAGCGAGCTGCTCAGCTGCAAGAGGCGGTGGCTGACGCTTGCCAGGCCATTTGGGATAACCATACCCAGTCCATTGGCCGCAGTGCTTATTTGGGAAAGAAAGGGGTGGGTGCCCACGGTATTCGTTTTTTCAAGCATGCGGCGCTGTTGGTGATCGATGACCAGGCGATGGCTTGTGAGGTGAAAACCGGGCCGGACATTCGGGCTTTCTTCAATACCCTGGCCAAGCCCCGGCCGGACCATATTTCTTTTCTGAAGCTGGATAGCGGCGCTATTGCGGTGCCCATGCGAGATGCCGCTGGCAAGGTGTGGGCGATTCAGACGGTGAATGAGCAGGGCACTAAATTATTCCCGAAATATTCCCGCAAAAAAGGCTGCTGCCATTTGTTGGGTGACTTGAATGGCTCTGAGCTGGTGGGTTTTGCTGAGGGCTATGCGACGGCAGCAACGGCTTATGAGATTGGCGCTGGCTGGCCGGTAGTGGCCTGCTTTGATTCCGGCAATATGTTTACGGTGGCGGAGGCGTTTCGTGATGCCGGGCTGCTGGAGGGTAAGACGCCGATCTGGCTGGCTGACAACGATAAGGTTAACCCCCGCACTGGTAAGCGCGCTGGGCAAGATGCTGCAGAGCGCTGCCAGGCTGAGTTTGGGGGGGTGATGCTGGTGCCGCATTTCCCGGAAGGGGAGGCGGCATGAGTTTAGTTGAAGGGCTTGTACTGCCGTTTTGTTCCTACAGAAACGGGCGGTGCGATGGCGATGATGTCTCCGGTTTGGGTATTTACTTCGCAGCCATACCAATAACGAATGCCGGTTGCGTGATCGTAGATGGCGGTGCCTTCCAGCCGGTAGGTTCCTGGGCCTGTGGTTTTGTGCTCAAAGAAAATTCTATTCAGCTTGCCTTCGCTGGAAGCGGTGAAGGGCTTGTCTGTTTCTTGTTTGATCCAGTTTTTGCAGATGTTGCCGTAGTCGGCCAGCAGCCCTTGTTGAATGCAGGCGGGTGTGTTGGGGCAGGCTTCCAGGGCTTGCTTGAAGCTGCTTACGTTTTTGGCTGGGTGGGCGGCTTTGGGCTTTGCTGTCTCTTGTTTGGGGGCCGGTTCCGGGGCGGGTTTAGCCTGGTTATCCCCAATGATGCTGCCAATGATGAGTCCCCAGAAGCCGATGCCTATGGCGGTGGCCAGAATGATTTTGGGCTTGTTGTTCATTTTCCCCCCAGTGGTGTTTTTACGAGTTCCTCTGTTGTTTGTAATGGCCGGGGGCCGATAAGGCAAGCCGGCTGCATGGGGGTGATGTGTGACTGAGCCCTGGCATGGTGATTGGAATGACCTGGTTGCTGAGCTGGGTAAGGCCAAAGTAAAGGTGTTGTTGAAGGAGCAGCTGGCTGCTGCGTTACAGGCTGCTGCTAATGATTCCGGGTCTCCCGCGCCCTCTGATGTTGGGAGCTCCGATTCTGATGTGGCCGAGGTGCCAGACCTTGATGAAGCCTTTAAGCGGTTTGCGTGGACGGTGCCTGAAGGGCGCATTTGGGATACGCATGAAAAGAAGCTGCTGAAGGAAAAGCAGGTCAGGGATTGGCTCGGTAGTGATGTTTATAAGCAGTGGAAGGACAGCGACCAGCGCCGGACGGTGAAGCACGCGGATGTGTGCCGTGAGGCGTCTGCCGCCCAAAAAAGGGGGGGAGGGGAGCTGTCGCAAGCGTTGCGGCGGTATGTGCTGCTTTACCCTTCGCAGAATGCTTGGGACCGTGAGCGGCGTGAGGTGGTGCCGTTGAATGATTTGAAGCCGATGCTACACCGTTGGTATTCGCAGTGGTTGGAGCACCCTGAGCGCGAGGTTATTGACCGCGAGAAGTTGGTGTTCGACCCGATTCAGCAGCACCGGCCTGAAGATGGCTATATCAATATGTTCCGGGGGCTGCCGTTGAAGCCGGTGAATGCCCCTGGCCGGTGCGACCACATCCGCCAGTTGGTTGATCATTTGTGTAATAACGACCCTGTGGTGTTTGAGTGGTTGATGTGCTGGTTTGCTTACCCGCTGCAGCATGTGGGGGCGAAGATGGCGACTGCGGTGCTGATGCATTCGGAGACGCAGGGCACGGGCAAGAGTTTGCTGTTCGAGCGGGTTATTAAGCCAATGTACGGTGAGTATGCGGCGACGCTGGGGCAGCACCAGTTGGAATCGCAGTACACGGATTGGCGCAGCCAGAAGCTCTTCGGGCTGTTTGAGGAGATTTTCAGCCGCGATCAGAAGTACAGCCACACCGGTACGCTGAAGCACATGATTACCGGTGAGACGCACCGCATCGAGAAGAAGTTTGTGAGTGGCTGGGAAGAGGCTAACCACATGAATGCGGCGTTCCTTTCTAATGAGATCCAACCTTTCCCTGTGGAGCCTACTGACCGCCGAATGCTCGTTGTGTGGCCTTGCACTAAGTTGCCTGAGTCTTTGAAGCAGGGTGTGTTGCATGAGGTGAACAACGGGGGTGTGGAAGCGTTCTATGGCTGGCTGGTTCGCCGCGGTATGCAGTGGCAGGACCGGGGGGAGGAAACGGCTGCGGCGTTTGATACGCACCGGGAGCCGCCGATGACTGAGGCGAAGGCTCGGTTGATTGATTTTGGTAGGCCGAGTTGGGATCTGTTCCACATGGAGTGGAAGGCTGGGCACTTGGCGCCCCGGTATCCCTATGAGACTTGCCTGGTGATGCATCTGTACCAGGTGTATCGGCAGTGGTGTTCGGATGCGGGTGAGCGTGCGATGACGCGTGAGCGGTTTTCCAATGCCCTTTCCGGTAGGGAGCGCCGGCGGCGCGATGTGAAGTATCAGCAGGGTGTTAACGAGCGCAAGGGCACGTTTATTCAGGTGGATGAGCCCCCGACGGGCACGGCGCAGAAGGAGTGGCTGGGTGGCTTTGCTGATCGCTGGGCGAAGAATTTGGAGCCAGCACATGACTAGGCCGGAGGTAGGCCGGAGGGTGGCCGGAGGTTCGGTTTTTCGTAAGCCGTTGAATAGTAACGAAAGGCCGGAGGGCCGGAAGGGCCGGAGGGGTAACGCGCGCGTGCGTGTGTGCGTGTTATGTGGTGTGGTGGATAGCAACTATCTCGTTTTGTTGTACCCACACGCGAGAAACACCCTCCGGCCCTTCCGGCCCTCCGGCCTTTTCTTATTTATCAGTCAGTTAATGGATGCTTGCCCTCCGGCTTACCCTCCGGCCTGCATCCGGCCTTCTATTTTTTCATGTTCCACGACAAACAATTCAAAAATGGTCAGGGGTGTTTTATGAATCCGATCCGGTTGATGGCAAAGATGACGGCTAAAGGGCTACTGATTGATGGTGGTGGCTTTGGTGGGAGTGTGGTGCTAGTGACGCCACAGGATGTGGCGGGCGCTATGGGAATGGGTAACCTGCCTGTTGAGGCTGAGTTAGTGGGGCGGGCAAAGTTCTGTGATGACAACCAGGCGCAGCTGGCCTTGGCCGGCTGGGTGCAGACTGAGTTCCGGCGGCGGTGTATGCGCAGTGGCTGGAAGACGGATTACTGTGAGGGCCTGGCGACGCTGTGTGTGTTTGAGCTGGTTCACCCGATGCGGTGCAGCCCGTGTGGCGGGCGTGGCAAGGTGTGGCAGCAGGAGCCGGAAATGTCGGATGATGGTGAGTTGTTGCGGATGGCGGACCGGTGGGTGGATTGTTCGGCCTGCAAGGCGACAGGGCAGAGCGTGCTGACGGTGAGGAATCGGGCGGCGATTGCCAAGATTAGCAAGAGCCGGTTTGGTGAAACGTGGGCTGCGCGTGCTGACGACATGATGACGACGCTGTTTACCTGTGAGGAAAAAGTGCTCCGGCACCTGTGGCACCAGTTCGCCGATATGGCGGCGTGAGAGAATTTGTATTTTTCTTCTCTTGACCTGTTGACGACCGGGACAAAAACGACCATCATTTTCCCATCGTGGAAAAGCCCGCCCAGAGAAATCTCGGCGGGTTTTTTTATGCCTGTAATTCGAGCCCGCTGGTTTATGCCTGCGGGCTTTTTTGTTTCTCCCGGTCCCGCTTCGGCGGGGCTTTTTATTTCTGGTGGTGGGGGCTTTATGCAAGACGATCCGGGGCTGTGGGCACAGCTAGTGAGTGCCGGCGGCGATCTGGCACGGCATGCATGGGCCCTGGCCATGGGCGCCTTTGGCGCGATGCTCGGGTACGTGTACCGGCATTATCAGCAACGCGAGGATGGTGAAGAGGTGCGACCGATTGACTGGCTTCGAATGTTACTGGAAGGCCTGACCTGCGGGTTCATTGCGGTCACGGTTTCTTACGGCCTGGAAGCCACTGGTGCGCCAGTGGCGATGGGTAACTTCATTGGTGGGTCGCTGGGATTTGTGGGCACCAAGGCTGCTAGTGAGTGGGCCATCATGTTCGCCAAAAGGAAAACAGGCTGATGATGGGGCACAAGTTCAGCAAGCGCTCGATGGGGCACTTGGCTGAGGTTCATCCACACCTTGCCATGCTGGCAGTGCGAGCTCTCCAGTTGTCTCCTGTCGATTTTGGTATCACCGATGGTGAGCGAACCCTGGCCGAGCAAAAGCAGGAAGTGGCCGATGGTGACAGCCAGACGCTGAACAGCCGTCATCTGACGGGCCATGCCATTGATGTGCTGGCTTACCCTGATGGGCAAGGCTCTTGGGATTGGCAGTACTACGAGCAGATTGCTGAAGCTATTAAGGCTGCGGCGGCTGAGCTTGGCGTCGCCGTTATCTGGGGTGGAGACTGGCGCACCCTGAAAGACGGTGCTCACTTCGAGCTAGACCGGCGGGTTTACCGGTGAGCGCGGCAACGGTTCGTGGCGTGGCCATTCTGTTGGTGGTTGCTGGGATCTACGGTGTAGGCCTGCTTACGGGCCGCGCCATGGTTGGGAAGACCTTTGCCGAGTACCGCGAGGAAGTGGCGCTGGATGTGATTGTGGACCAGGCGTATTTCACTGTTGAGCAGAACAAGCTGAACACCCAGCTGGCTAACCTGAGCCAGTTGCACCAAGAGGAGAAGGCCCGTGCGGAAGCTGCTGAGCGCAAGCTGCTTGCTGATGTCCAGTCTGGTGATCGTCGGCTGTCAGTCATCACCAACGGTTGTAAAGCCCCCGCACCGGCCACCACCGGAAGCCTGGGTGATGCAGCCCCGCGAGCCGAACTTGACCCAGCGCATGCTGGAAGAATTGTCACCATCACCCAAGACGGAGACGAAGGACTCCGAGCGCTGAGCTGGTTGCAAGATTATGTGTGCACGGTTTGTGAACCGGAAGGGGCAAGCTGGTCGTTTTGTGGGCGATAACAGGGCGCGGGTCCTCCCTGGCGGCTAACGCATACGGGTGCGCAGAGCGCGGGTTGTTTGCAGATGTGGGTTTCTATAGGGGGTTGTAGTTGTTCCCCGATTATTGGTGGTTTCCATGGATCTTGATGCACAAGCAACGGCTTCTGGCTTCGCGCGGCTGGTTGGTATTAGCCAGCAGGCGGCGAGCAAGCATGCATCTGATGGAGACCTGCGCCGCGATGGCTCTTATGCTGAGTGGCTGCGTGATTACTGCGACCACCTGCGCACCCACGCGGCAGGGCGGGGCGGTGAGAAACAAGCGGATCTGGCGGCTGCCAAAACCGAGGAAGCTCAGGTGAAGGCGGCGTTAGGTCGGCTGACCTATAACGAAAAACTGGGATTGCTGGTGCTGGCTGAAGAAGCTGCCCAGGCAATCACGAATTGGGCGGGCTATGCGAACCGTGAAATTCGCGGTGCGGTAGAGCGTCTGCGCCAGGCACTGGAAAAGGAGCACGGCATCACTATTGATGCCGCAACACTTAGCGATGTCGTTGAACCTGCAATTGAGCGAATTGGCGAGTTTGCAGGCGACGCTGCGAAAGGTCTTACTGAGGGCGTCGAGTAAATTCCGGCCCCGTCGGCATGTGCCGACAGCGCAATGGATGCAGGAACACTACCACCTGCCGGAAACCATCGGTGATCTGGCTGGGCTGTACGACTTTTATTATTCGCCTTATTTCTTGGGCGTCGCCGCGGCGCTGGATGACACCAGCGTGGATGAAGTGGACCTGATGAAAGCCGCCCAGTTGGGCTGGACTTACTTTCTCATCGGGTACCTGGCCAAACGCATTGACGGCCACCCGGCACCGCTGATGGTGCTGTTCGCGAAAGAGAAAGACGGCAAGGCCTTTCACGATGAAAAGCTGGTGCCCGCGCTCAGCGCTACCCCTGCCATGAAAGGCGTGGTCGATGTGACCACCAGCCGCAAGGCGGGCAATCGCTGGGATTTGAAAACCTTCCCGGGCGGCTTCCTGAAACTGGTTGGTTCCAACAGCCCCGGCAACGTGAAGTCCACCAGCTCGGTGGGCGTGGGTGTAGTTGAAGAACCCGACGATACCAGCGTGGATGTGAAGCGGCAGGGGGATGCGATCGGCCTGCTGGAAGAGCGGCTGAAACGCTACCCCGGCAGCAAGCTGATTGTGGGTGGCACCCCAACCATCAAGGACCTGAGCAAAACGGAACACCGCGTGCGTGAATCCGATTGCCGGGTGCTGCCGGTGGTGTGTCACGAATGCGAAGAGAGCCATGTACTGGCATGGGAAAACGTCAGCTGGCTGGATGCCGATGACGAAGCCCCAGTGCACGAAGTGTACGGCCGCGCCATGCCGGATACCGCCGTGTATTGCTGCCCGGGCTGTGGCAGCGGCTGGGATGATCACCAGCGACAAACCAACATCCGCGACACCGTGTACAACGCGGTGGAGCAGGGCGACCCGCTATGTGGCTGGGTTCCAACACGGCCCTTCCATGGAAAGGCTGGCTTCACCCAGCTCGGCGAGCTATATGCCTGCGTACCGGGTACCAGCCTCGCGGATGTGGTGCGCGACAAGCTGAAAGCGGATCACCTGGCCGAGAAGGGCGACCTTTCCGGCCTGATCACGTTCACCAACCAGAAGCTGGGCCGCACCTTCGAATATGAAACCGCAGCCCCCGACGCGGACGCCCTGCGCGAACGCGCAGAGGATTACCCCGAACTGGTGGTGCCCCACGGCGGCCTGATCCTCACCGCCGGCATCGATGTGCAACGCGATCGCGTTGCCGTTGTGCTGCGTGCCTGGGGCAGGGGCATGGAAGGCTGGCTGATCTACTGGGGCGAATTCTTCGCCAAGGTCAGCACCACTGATAGCAGCGACCCGGTTTGGAAAGAGCTTGATGATTTCCTGTTTACCCCCCGCAAAAGCGCGGACGGATTCAGGATGATCCCGCGTGCCATCAGTATCGACTCCGGCGGCCACAGCACCGAGCAGGTGTACAACTGGGTACGCCCCCGGCAGAAGCGCGGCGTCATGGCCATCAAGGGCAGCAGTAACGATTACGGCCGTCGCGAGATATTCAGCGCCCCGCGAAAAACCGATTACAGCAAGAAGAACGGCCACAAAACCAAGGCCGCGAAATTCGGCCTGCAGGTGTATCAGGTAGGCACCCACAAAGCCAAAGACCTGATCTTCGGTGAAGGCGGCAGGCTCAGCCTGCAAGGCGAAGGCCCAGGCCGCATGCACTGGTACACCAACGTGCGCGACGACTACTACGAGCAACTCACCGGTGTGATCAAAGCGCCCAACGCCCGCATGGGCGGCAAGCTCGTGTGGCACGACAAGCCCGGCCAGCCCATTGAGGCGGCTGACTGCGAAGTCTACGCCCTGCACGCGGCCTACAGCCTGCGCTTGCACACCTGGAAAGATGAACGCTGGGATCAGCTTGAGGCCCAGCTCAAACAAAGCGACCTGTTCGGTGGCGATGACACCCCGGAAGACGCCGGCGGTGGCCGCCGCAAATCCAACTACTGGTAACCGCCCATGGCTTACACGCAAGCAGATCTGGATCGCATTGAAGCCGCGATTGCCACAGGCACCCTGCGCATTACGCACAACGGTAAGACCACGGAATTCCGCAGCCTCGATGACATGATTCGTGTGCGCGACATGATCCGCAAAAGTGTGAAGGGCCCAAACGCCGGTGGCCAACACCGGGCGTATGCCCCCACGTTTGACCGGGGGTACCAATGAGCTGGCTGGACCGCCCCATCGGGTTCTTTGCCCCGGAAGCCGAAGCCCGCCGCACCCGTGCCCGCGTGGTAACGGATCGCCTGCGCGCAGTGAACGGCTACGACGGTGCTGGCAAAGGCCGGCGCAACACCTGGACACGGGGCAGCGATAGCAGCGCCAACGCTGAAAGCCGCGCCGCGCTCCCACTGCTGCGTGCCCGGCACCGTGAGCTGGTGCGAAACAACCCGTATGCCGCCAGCGCAGTGCGGGTGCTCACCACCAACATCGTTGGCACTGGCATCCGCCCCAGTGCGCTGGTGAGCGATGCTGAAGAAAAGAAACCGCTCCAGCGCACCATGCTGAATTGGTGCGAGAGCACGGCCATCGACTATGACGGCCGGCATAACCTGTACGGCCTGCAAGCCTTGGCCGTGCGCACCGCTGTAGAAAGCGGCGATGCGATTATCGTGCGTGTGACCGACAGAGACCCCGCCCTGAAAGTGCCGCTCAAGCTGCGGTTGTTGGAAGGTTATTCTCTGGATCACACCAAAAACGGCCAGATGAATGGCGGCTACGCCGTGCAAGGCGTGCAGTTCAACGCGCAGCACCAGCGCGTGGGCTACTGGCTGCACACCAGCCACCCCGGTGATGCGCTGGGCGGTTTCAGCGCCAGCAAGCTCACGCCGGCGGCGGATGTGATCCATCTGTTTGAAATGCTGCGCCCAGGGCAAGTGCGCGGCGTGCCGCGTGGCACCGCCGCCATCATGCGCATGAAGAACCTGGACGATTACCAAGATGCCCGCATCGAGGCCGCCAAAAGCGCCGCCTGCCTGGTGGGGGTCGTCGTGGAGACAGAAGGCGACAACGATCGCAAAGGCGACGTGCTGCCAGAAAAGCTGGAGCCCGGCATGTTCCCGCGCCTGAAAGGCGGCGAAGACGTGCGCTTCAACAACCCGCCCAGCGTATCCGGCCATGGTGAATTCGTTAGCGTTGAACAACACGCCATCGCCATCGCCTACGGCGTACCGTTCGCCGCGCTCACCGGCAACCTGGAGCGCGTGAATTTTAGCAGCGGGCGCATGGGGCACCTGGAATTCACCCGCAACGTGGAGCAATACCGCTGGGCATCGTTGATCCCCACGGTATGCCAAGGCGTGGGCGAATGGTTCAACCAGGCGGCCATGCTGGTCGGTGAAATCAAGCAGCCCGTGCGCTGGGAATGGACCCCGCCACGCCGTGAAATGATCGACCCCTCGCGGGAAATTCCGCCGATTGTCCACATGGTTCGCGCAGGCCTGGGCTCGCTATCCGAACAGATCCGCTCCATGGGCTTTGAGCCCGAAGACGTGTTCGCCGAAATCAAACAAGAACGCGACAGCCTCAACCGTGACGGCATTATCGTTACCACCGATGCAGGCCGCGTGAGTGATGCCGGCGTTACCCAGGCCCGTGCCCCCGGCGCGGCATACCCCGAACCCGGCGACGAATAACCGGAGCACCCCATGCCTAAATGGAAACTGAAAGCGTTGGCCCAAGCGGTCAACGGCGGACTCGCTTTGTCTGCAACAAACCAGATCAACGCCAAAGGCGAGCTGCTGCTCTACGGCGTCATCGGTGATTGGTGGGATGGCCTCGACGCCATGACCATCGTGCGTGAAGTGGAAGCCCTGAACGATGGCCCGCTGCCTGTGCGGATTCACAGTGAAGGCGGCCAGATCACTGAAGGCCTCGCCATCTATAACGCGCTAGCCAACAGCGAGCGCCGTGTAGAAGTCACCATTGATGGCATCGCGCTCAGCATGGCCAGCGTTATCGCCATGGCAGGCGACGTGGTCCGCATCCCGGCCAACGCTTTCATCATGATCCACAAGCCCAGCGGCCCAAGCTTGGGTGAGGCGGACGACCACCGGCGCACGGCCGATGTGTATGACCAGTTTGAAGACACCCTGGCCAACATCTACGCCACCAAAACCGGCCTGGATAAAGACACCCTCAAAGCCATGATGGCGGCAGAAACCTGGCTGAACGGTGAGCAAGCCGTAGAACTGGGCTTTGCCGATGAATTGATTGAACCGGTGCAGGCTGTCGCCCAGGCAGATCTCGCCGCATTCCAGAATGCGCCAGCTGGCGCAGTCAACCTGTATCACCGGCCCGCTTCGGGCCAAATCACGGCGGCCACCGCTGCCGCACACACCAACCCGAAAGGTACTGTTATGACTCTCGAACAACGCGCGAAGGCGGTGGGCCTGTCCCGTCATGCCGGCGAAACCAATGAGCAGCTGGAAGTCCGTGTGGCTGCCGCTGAAGCCAAAGCCCAGGCCGCTGCAGCTGCCGGTGGTGGCGAGGAAGAAGAGGAGCCACCCCTGGCCGCCGCTGGTGCCCAGAACCGTGGTACCCGTAACGACCCGCCGCCGGTACCGGCAGCCGAAGCCCAGAACGCGGGCGAAGTGGCTACCCAAGCCATCGCCCAAGAGCGCACCCGCGTCAGCGAGCTGCGCGCCTTGGCATCCACCCACCGTGTCGAAGAAGCGGACCTGAACCGCATGATCGACAGCGGCACCACCGTGGCGGATGCCCGCAACGAGGTGCTGAACCTGCTGGCCACCCGCAGCCAGAACACCGTGCCCGGTGGTCATGTTGTGGTCGGTCACAACGGTGAAGCATTGCGTGCCGGCATGGTGGCAGCGTTGATGAATCGCGTTAACCCGGGGGCTAACCAGCTGCCGGATGAAGCGCGCGACTTTCGTGGCATGAACCTGCTGAATATGGCTGCGGAAGTGATCCACGCGGGCGGGGGCTCCACCCGTGGCATGACTGGCATGGAAATCGCCGCCAAAGCCATGCACTCCACCGACGACTTCCCGGCCATCCTGGCGGATGTGGCGAACAAAACCCTGCGTGCCGGGTATGAAGCGGCACCGCAGACGTTCAAGGCATTCTGCCGCCAATCCAGCGCCAGCGACTTCAAGTTCATTAACCGGGCGCAGCTGGGTGATGCGCCCGAGCTGGAGAAGGTCAATGAAGCCGGTGAATACAAATATGGCTCCATGGGTGAAGACAACCAGCGTTACAAGCTGGAAACCTACGGCAAGATCATCGCCCTGACCCGCCAGACCATCATTAACGATGACCTGGACGCTTTCAGCCGGGTGCCAGCGGCCTTTGGTGCCAGCGCTGCGGAACTGGAAAGCAACACAGTGTGGGCCTTGATCACCGAGAACGTGAAAATGGCTGATAACGTCACCCTGTTCCATGCCAGCCACAACAACCTGGGCACTGCCGGGGCTCTGAGTGTGGAAACGCTCTCTGAGGGCCGCAAGCAATTGCGTCTGCAGAAAGGCGTTAAAAGCAAGCGCCCACTGAACCTGCAGGCGGAATTCCTGATTGTGCCGGCGGCACTGGAAACCAAGGCCCAGCAGATCGTTGCGGAAATCCTCAGCGCGAAGTCCAGCGACGTGAACCCGTTCGCGGGCACCCTCACGGTTATCGTTGAGCCGCGCTTGGATGAGAAGAGTGAATCTTCTTGGTATCTGGCGGCTGCGCCGTCCCGTATCGATACCATCGAATACGCCTACCTCACTGGTGAAGAAGGTGTGTACATCGAAACCCAGCAGGGCTTCGACGTGGATGGCGTGAAGATCAAAGCGCGTCTGGACTTCGGTGCCGGCGTCATCGATCACCGTGGCCTGTTCAAAAACGCCGGGCAATAACCCCGGCTAAACCCTCTCTCCCCGCGGTGCCCTTCGGGGCCCGCACCTAATTTACCCATCTATCCCGACGAGGGATGCAAAGGTGCAATCATGGCTAAAAACTTCATCCAGCGTGGCGAGAACATCACCGTCATTGCTGCCGCCCTGGCCGCCTCTGGTGACCTGGTTGTTATGGGTTCTCTGTTTGGTGTGGCGTTGCATGACGCGGCTGCCAACGAAGAGCTCACCCTGAAAACCGGTGGCGTGTTCGAGCTTCCCAAAACCACTGCCGACGAACCTGAAGTGGGCGATCCTGCTTACTGGAACGGCAGCAAAATCACCACCGTATCCACTGACAACACCGCCGTAGGCGTGTTTGTGGAAGGCGGTGTGAATGGTGACGTCGTTTGCCGCGTGCGTCTGAACAGCAGCTTCTAACCATGAGCCAGTTCGATGGCTACAAAACGGCGCTGGATGGCGCCGTTTTCAATTTCTACGGTGACCCGGCCACCATCACGGCCGGGCCACTGAAGCCGGAGCGGGGCACTAGCCCGGAAACCGTCGCCACCCTGGATTACGACGACGTGCGCGACGACATGAACGCCCTGATCGCCACCCTGATTTATATCGAGTACCCCAAAGCTGCGTGGCCGTACCCGCGCCGGGGCGACAAGATCACGATGAAAGGGAAGGTCTGGACGGTGCACACCCTGGAGCGCGACAACGACACCACCTTGGTGGTGGAGGTGACCCAATGAGCACCCCCAGAACAAGCCGAGACATGAAGATCGTGCTTGATGCGATTGCCCAGATAGGTGGGAAGCATAGCGCGGTGGCAATTCAGAGCGTTCTTAGCGAAACATCCAAATTCGCTCGTGAGCAGTCCGTGTCCAGGATTAGCAGCCAAGTTGCATTGAGCCGGTCCTATGTTGCTCGGCATCTTCGTGTCTTTCCGCCCATTCAGAAAGGAAAGTCATGGGAGGCCGGTGTTCAGGCCACAAAGCGTGGAGTGCTGCTTTCTCGTTTCGAGAACAGAGGAATTCGTGTCCCGAAGAAACATCCAGGGCGCGGAAAGGGTAGCACTAAGCACGGGGGCATAAGAGGCAAGGTTAAACCAGGCAGCAGCTATGCGGCCGCCGGATTTTTCTACGTGCCGGGCCTTCGCGGCAGCGGGGCGCTGGGTATTGCTGTTCGGACAGGGAAGGGCCGCGATAACTATAAAGTTTTGCATGGGCCGAGTGTGAGCCAAGTATTCCAGACCGTGCGCCATGACCTCTCCCCAGAACTAAAGGACCACATGACGCGAGTGGTTGCTGGTCGGCTGCTGGAGCTATTTGAATGATCCCGAGCGAAGCCATTTATGGCGTGTACCGGCAGCGCCTAGAAAGTATTACCACCGCAAACGGTTACAGCAGCGATGCGGGCGCCGAACTGTACGAAGGCTGGCTGGCCCACGCGCTAGTGATGGACCAGCAGCAGGCGTTCCCGTTTATCGCGCTGCAACCGGGTGATGACCGCCGCGCCAGTAAAAGCAGTGGCGGGCGGCTGGTGCGCGAAGTGTCACACCAGATCATCGTGGCCGAAAAGGCCGAAGCAGGGGTTGCCCTGAAACTGCAACGCCACCTGCACGACCTGATAAACGCCCTGGCCGACCGCAACAACACGGAACAGCTCGACGGCCACGCGCTCGACAGTGAAGTGGGCGATGCCGAATACAACATTCCCGAAGACGGTTATCCCGTCGCTTGGGTGGCGCTCACCGTCACCGCTCGCTACCAGATGACCCTCGAACCTAAAACGTAAACCCCAACCCATCGGCGCCCTGCGCCAAAGGAGAACAGCATGTCTTACCAGGACACCGGCCTCATCTTTGCCGGCAAGGTCTACATTGCCCCGGTAGAGCAGGGCGTTATCGGCGCATTCAATGGCCCCATCAACGTCCCCAGCTTTGAGCTCACCCCGCCAAGCACTGAAGCGCGCAACCGGATTTCCAAGCAACCCGCTACCTACGGCCAGGCGCTGGATGTAGTGAACATTCCCGGTGATCCGGCGCAAATGGCCATCACCTTTGATTCCCTGCCAGCGGAACTGCTGGCCGAAGCGCTGGGGGGCACCAGTGCTGCCCACAGTGTTACTGCGGGCACGGTAACGGCGGAAACCGTCACCTTGATCGAAGCGCAGTGGGTGAAGCTGGCGCACGCGAACATCGATGATCAAAGCGTCCAGGTGACTGAAACCACCGGCAGTAGCAACCTGGCGGTTGGTACTGACGTGGAAGTGGACACCGATGCCGGGCTCATCAAAGCGCTGAACTCGGGTGCCGCCACAGAAGTGGAAGTGGACTACGGATACAACGGCGAGACCGGCACGCAGGTGCTGGGTGCCACGGAAATCCAGAAACCCCGCCACATCATTCTGGAAGGCAAGAACCTGGCCACCGGCAAGAAGGCCCGGGTGATCGTGCATGAAGCCGTACTGAACGCTTCCGAAGCCACCGACCTGATGAGCGATGAGTTTATCAATGGTCAGCTGAGTGGTGCGCTGCGTACCCCCGCCGGCAAAGCCAGCCCCTTTGAAGTGATCATGCTCGACTAAGGCTCTGCCCCGGCCAACTGTTTCTTTAATGGTGGCGGCTGGGGCGTTAAATCAATCCTGCTCGTCGAAGTGCTCACCTAAAATCATAAACATCGTGTCGTGAGCAAGACCTGCGGAATCTGAAGCGGATGAGTGAGAGGCAAGCCAGTCTGCTACTTCGGCTGTTTCATAGTGGCCGAGTACAATGCCTTCGCAAATATTTAGGCCTTCCGCGACCGGTGGGGTGCATTGGTAGCCATTCATTCGAAGAAAGATAATGGCCGATGCTATTGCCGTTCTTTTATTGGCGTTATGGAATGCGTGCAAGCGAGCGATGGCGTGCATTAGCTCGGCTGCTAAAAGCGCCATGTCGGTAGTTTGGCATACGTACTTTACGACAGTGGGCTTTTGTTGGGCCATCTCTAGGTTTTCAGGATTCAAAACCCCTATCGGCTCGCGGGGGGTAAAGGATTGAATCATCCACCTGTTGATGTCGATGAGGTCTTGAGTATCAAGGTTGCGGATACAGCCATCTTGGTATTCGACCTCATCAGACATTGGTGAAGCTTAGATTTTGGCTAGTTCAGACAGAAGCTCACCGTTGCGAATAACGGTCTCCACTGTTGCGGCACGGACGATCTTCTTGTGATCACCTGTCGTCGGGCGCGGAGACATGACTTCACCTTTGGCGCGACGCTTAATGTCGATGCGCTTGAAGGCGACTTCTTGGCGAAGTGCGGTCATAGGATTCTCCGGTAGGATTGATGTTGCGTTAATTGCAACACGGATTATCGGGATTAGGAACCTAAACTCAAGGTTTACTATTGGTAATTTTGTATCTGTCAATACCCTAATTCAGATTTGTCAAGCGTTTGGCGATTAAATATACAATTAACAGGATGAGTGGGAAGCCCGTAAATCATTGATTTATGGGCTTTTTTGTTTCTGGAGCGAAGTATGGCACTTAAAGAAGCCGTAGTCAGCCTTGTACTGAAGGCCAAGAACGCGATCAGCCCAGAGGCGGATCCGGCGGCGGAATCCCTGCAGGAAGTGCAGCGCGAAGCGGAAAAGCTGGAAGCGGAACTGCGGGAACTGGATAAACAGCAGGAAGCGGCCAAGGGTTGGAAAGCGGCACAGGAAGCGGCCGAAAAAGCGCGCAAGGAAATGGACAAACAGGTCCATACCTATGAAGACCTGAAGCGCGAAGGCAAAAAAGCCGGGCAGAGCCAGGCTGAATATTCCGTGGCAGTGCGGCAAGCGCGAACCGCGCAAAGCATTGCCACCACCGAGTACGGGCGCAGCAACCGAGAGCTGGCCAAATACAGCCGCACGCTCGATAAAGCCGGAATCGACACCAATGAGCTGGGGCAGGCGGAAGACCGCATCCAGAAAGAACTGGATCAAACCCAGCAGAAGCTGAGCAAAGCCACCGCAGAGGCCCGTGAGCATGGTGAAGCGCTAGAGCGTGCCAGCGCCAAGGGTAACCGCTTCGGTAGTGCCATGGCGGGCATTAAGGGCAAGCTGCTGGGGTTGGCGGCGGGCTTTGGCATCTTCCAGACGCTGCGGGCAGGCATTACCAAGCTGGTTACGGCGGGTAGTGACCTGGAGGAACTTGAGCGGCAGTTCGGTGCGCTCTATGGCTCCATGGAAGAAGGCCGCCGCGTGCTGGCTGAAGTGGACCGCATTGCCGAGCGCAATAGCCAGAGTCTTGCCGATACGGCGCAGGCGGCGCGGCGGTTACAGGTGGCGGGCATTGACCCCCTGAACGGTTCCCTGCAAAGCCTGATCGATACGAATGCCAAGTATGGCAGCGGTGCGCAAACACTGGACACCGTGATCACTCAGCTGGGTCAAGCCTGGCAGAGTGGTCGATTGCAGCTGGAAGAGTTGAACAGCATTACCGATTCCGGCGTCCCGATCATGGAGGCCTTGGGCGCGATCACTGGCAAATCGGGTGCGGAAATCCGCGACATGGCCAGCGCCAGCGAGCTTGGGCGGGATGCGCTCAGCCAGTTGATCGATGAGCTTGGGCGAATGTCCGAAGGGGCCGGCGCGGAGCGGGCGAAAAACTTCACCGGCATTGTGGCTGGCCTGCGTAAAGAAGTGACGGATTTCTTCCAGGAGGCTGCGAAGTCTGGCTCGCTGGATGCGCTGAAGGACCGGTTGAAAGAGCTGTTGGACACTCTGCGTGATATGCAGAAAGACGGCAGCATTAAAGAGTGGGCGCAAGACTTTTCCGACTCGTTTACCACCGCGCTGGCCACTGCGCAGGCCTTCGGGGCGGGCATTGCTATTGTTTGGAATGGTATTACCGCTGCGTTTGGCACTGCGGTGGCTACCCTATCTGGGCAATTGGCTGTTTTCACATCGAGTATGGCTAAAGCGCTTGATGCGGTAGGGGCAGATAAGTGGGCGGCGGAAATGCAGTCCGTTGCTGACACATTTAGTGAAACATCGCGGAAGTGGGTTAAGTCCATAGAAGAAGATGGCGACGATATCAAACGTCACTTCGACACCCTTGCCGAAGCGGTTACCACTTCCTCCAGAAAAGCGTCGGCAGAGCAACAGAAGGCCAGTGGCGAAGCCCGAGACCAGAGCATTGATGACCTGGATGCCGTTATTGATAAGGCTTTTGAGGCCTCTCAGGAGCAAAGCGCGGCGTTTGAGCAGGCTGCAATTGCCGCTGAGATCCGCTTGGGCGGGGCGTTAAAGGGCCTTGGTCTGGATATTCAGAAACTGAAAACCGGCATTTCTTCGGTAGAGCGCGAGGCGATTGATTCTTTCGGCACCGCGGCGCTGGCGATCGAAGATGCTGGCTACAAGGGAAAGGAAGCAGCGGATTTGCTGGTGCAAGCGTGGTTGGCTGCGTACCAGAAGCTGGAAAGCGAAGAGGCCCAGGCGGATCTGATTAAGCGCACGGACAGCGCGTTAATGGATCACCTGAAAACGCTGGAGCAATACAAGCAGACGCTGGAAGGCACCGCCGAAGCAGCCAGCGATATGTTGGAGCGCACCAAGGCCGCGATTGAATCCACACAGAAAACCACCGAGCAAGCCACTGCTGGCGAAAACCAGAAAGCGCAGGCCGCCCAAAAAACCACGCAGGCCTACCAGCAGCAAGGCCAAGCCGCGCAAGAGGTGGGCAACAAAGCCCAGCAAGGCGCCAGCAAAGCGGGTAGTGCCGGTGCGGCACTGCTGCAAATTTTTACCGGTATCCGCCAAAGCTTCTACGACACCGGCGAGGGAGCGGGGGAACTGTTCGACCGACTCTACAAAGAGCAAACAGACTTTGCTGTGTTGAGCATCGGCACCTGGCTGAAAACGGTTTACGAGACAAAAGCGGCAGTGCAGGAACAAGTGACCAGCGCGCAGGAAAATTACGACCGTGCCATGGCGCGCCAAGGTGGCAACCTCAACAGCTTCCTGCGTGCGGCAAGCCGGGCAAAGCAGGGGGCTAAGCTGCTGGGCGAAGAGAAGCTGTCCACCCTGAAGTCGGCGATTGAAAGCGCCAAGCAGCAGCTCGATGGCCTGGCCGACAGTGCGGCGAGTACCACGGAGAGCCTACGCACCGAGCTGATCAACATGAACGGCACCGCGCAGGATATTGAGCGGCGGCGGTTTGAGGAACGGCAGAAGGATCTGCAGCGGCAAATGAAAGCCGCGTCCGAGCAAGGGGCAAGCCGCGCGGCTCGTGAGTACGCCGAGGCCATGAAGATTAACGAGCAAATTTACCGCCAGCGCGTACAGGACCTGAAACAGGAAGAAGTGAAGGCGCAGGCGGATGCGCGGCAACAACGCATCCAGCAGGCGCAAGGGCAGGGCGGTGGCCAGCAGGCAACGACCCAGCCTAATACGCCCACCCAGCGTGTTGAAATTGCGCTACCGAATGGCGGTACGTCTTCACTGTCCGGTGATCCGGATGACGTGAACAGGCTGATGGAATTCCTGAATGAAGCCGGCATGAGGGCAACGCAGTGACGCTTGATGAGATCGACCTCACCGACAACCTAATCTGGCAAGACGAATTCAGCCACAACGGCGTGGCCCAGGCTCAAGAGCGCAGCCTCACTGGCGGCATGATTATTCAAAGTGGCGTGAAGCAGTACGGCCAGGCAGTGACGCTGGTGGGCTGGCTGGAACGGGCCACGCTGGATGCTCTGGTGGCCAAAGAATCTGCAGGGTTGGGTGCAATGGAGCTCACGTTGGATGACGCCCGTGAATTTTCCGTTGTGTTTGACCGCGCCCGGGGTGTTGCCGTTGAGGCCACTCCGATTAAAGAACACACCCATATCAGCCTGGAGCCGGGGGCGTGGTACACCGCGACCCTCCGGCTGCTGACTGTAGAGCCCCCGCAATAGGAGCCCCCGCGTGGCGATCACAAGCGACGATATCAAACTGATGCAGCCCGAACGGCTCACCGACAATGAAGATGGCGGTGGGCAGATGACGGATAACGAGGTGATTGATGGCGATATCAATAACCTCTTCGAGGACATTTCCCGTGTGGACAGAACCTACGGTGAAGTGAGCTTGCGTAAGGCGTTTTTGAAAGTGGATACCGCAACCACAGACCTTTACCTGGATGCGCACTCTATTTTGAGTGCCCAGCCGCTGGACCCGAATGTGTCTGGTTTGCTGTTTACCACGCAGGATTTCTACGATGAGCGCGAGGCGGCGCGGCAGCGGGTGGAATCGTTTGTGATTCCCGGCCCTGTCACCGGTTTGGCGCTGCGGGGCAACCAGCTGCAAGGTCAGCGCTCAATCATTTGCTATGCACCAACGGTGAATAATATTGCGGCGCCTGAGATTGGCGACACGCTGTTGCTCCAAGAGGGGCAGGATCTTGGCACCCAGCAGTTCATCAAGATCCTCAATGTGCAGCACATTGAAGCGACCTTCACTTATGAAGTGAACGGTGGCGATATTCGCACGTTCAAAGCGGACCAGTACATTCTGGAACTGTCTGCAGAGCTAAAGCGCGATTACCCAGCGTCAGACCCGAGCCCCAAACCAGCGGGGCCTTCGCTGATCTATAGCACCCAGCCCGCTACGTCTGCCAAGTATTACGGCTCCACCTCGCTTGGGGTGGCTGCGTCTTCTGGTGATTTATCCATTCAGGTAGCGGATACCTTCGCCCCGATCATCCCCACGGCCAGCAATGAAACGGCGGTGATCGATCAGCGCCCTGGCGGTTATGTGAACCAAATTGTGGCCGGTGGCTCCGATAGCGTGAGCTTGGCTGTCACGGTGGCCAGTGGCGAAACCTCGACGCTGCCAACGGCGGTGGTGCCGGGGTCTGTGTCGCTCTCGCTGGCAGGGGAAACCTACAGCGATAAGGGCGGCATATTCGTCACCAGTGGTGGGGTGCCCGCTGGGCTGGAAGGCAGCACCATTGATTATGCAACGGGCGCGATCGCATGGGCGGGTAGTGCGTCTGGAGCAACGACGCTTTCCTATAAGCCGGGGGCTCTGCGCCAGCAAATTCCCAATACCGGTAGCATCGAGATTGAGGATTCCAACCGAAACTTCAACTACGTGCTCAGCCTTGATCCGGCGCCCGCGCCGCTATCCTTGCACCTGAGTTATCGCTATTTGGGCAAGTGGTACACCATCCGTGACGATGGCACCGGCAACATGGTGGGCGATGGCTCAGGGCAGGTGAGTTACGACTCGGGCAGTGTTATCGCCACTCTGCAAGCGCAGCCAGATGCGGGCTCTGTGCTGTTCTACCGCTGGACAGATTCAAGCATTTACGTTCAGGACCCGGAGGCCTACGCAGGCGTTACCCCACTGAGCATTCGCCTGGCAAACCGCAAGGTGATTGCTGGGTCTGTCACGCTCACCTGGGAAGCCAGTAGTGTTCAAAAAACGGCCACCGATGTGGCCGGCGATGGTTCTATTACCGGCGACGCCACAGGGCAGATTAACTATGCCCGCGGTGAAATTGATATTACCACCGCGCTTCAGGCTGATGGCGATGTGACTGTCGACTACACGCACAAGGATGAGGCCGAACTCACAACAACTGTCACTGTGCCGAACAACAGCAGCCAGGCGGATATCGTGATTGAAACGGAGTCCAGTATTGAGCCGGGTTCTGTGGATTTCACCATCACCAAGTCGGTCAAGCGGACGGTTGAGAATGATGTTGGCCAAGCGCTTAGCACTAACTATATCGATCAATCCCACTGGGTAACGGACAACGGCAACGGATCGCTGATGAGTCGTCGGGATTTTTTGGTGATCGGTACTGTGAATTATTCCACCGGCCAGCTTGTTATCGCCGGTAACACCTTCCTGAAACAGGTCAACGCATAAGGTTCGCACCATGGCAACAATCCGAATGGTTACCCGTTCTTCCCTGAGTGGTTCGGCGGCGTCGTACCGGGCAACGGTAGAGACAGAGGAAATTCGTAGCCACGATGTTGATGTGGGCTACCAACTTGCGGTGGGCACAGAAGTAACGGCCCAAGAACTGTTTGCGGGTACAGATCAAGACTGGCGTTTCTATATCACGGAAAGCTCGCCGATTGTGCCTGGTAGCGTCGTGTTAAGTATTGATGGTGAGCTGTGGTTCGATGACGGAGAAGGGCGGCTGCTGAGAAACTACAGCACCTCCACGGGAACGGGCACTGCGCTCGGGACGATTAGTTATACGTCTGGCTTGGTTACGATCAGTAGCTATTCAGGGCGGCCTGTATCGGCCACGGTGACGCCCATCTCAATTCTGATTGGCGACGACTGGAGCGTCACCCGTGGGGCGACCTTCCGAACAGCGGCGGCGCCGCTGCGCCCGAATGGTTTTACGGTGCGTGCGAATAACTTCGCGACAGGCGAGCAGTACAACGGTGAGGCTGATAATCAGGGCGTTGTTACCGGTGATGGCATTACCGGCGAGGTAACGCTCAAGGATGGTATCGTAGAGATTCAGTTTCCGGTGCCTGTAACGGCAGAAAGCCTGTACTACAACGCCGTGAGCTTTAAGCAGATCCCGCTTGATCCTGCCATCTTGGGCCTCGATCCGGTGCGGCTACCTGCTGACGGGCGCGTCCCGATTTTGCGTGATGCCGATATTCTCGTGCTTACCCATACCCAGAAGGATTTGATCGCCAGCCCGGCGGCTGACCTGGTGGTAAATGCCGGGCGGGACCTGCTCCACGATGCCTGGATTGAAGATGATGCAGGGACGCGGCTGGACCCGGCCATGTATGCGCTGGACAAGGCCGCCGGCACTGCCACCCTCGCCAACCCTTTCACTGCGCAAGACGCCGACAGTAACGCCCTGAGCGGTGACTTGCATTTTGTCCACCGGATTGACGATATGGCGCTCTGCACAGAGGCCCGTATCGATGGCACCTTGCAACTGGCGCAGCCGCTCTATCACGACTTTCCAGCCAATGACACATGGGTCGCCTCAGCCGTGTACCTGGGCGACCTGCGCGCCCGTGTGGGCAACTGGGTGAGCTACACCGTGGACCCGGGCGACTACGACGGCACCGGCCAAGAGACCACCGCAAATTACAACTTGATCGCCTACCCGGTCGCGATCGACAACCGGGGCAGTGTGCCCGAGCGGTGGAAGATCAAATTTACGTCGACAACTGCCTTCGAGCTTTACGGCGAGGAGCGTGGCCTTGTGGCCACTGGAACCACGGCAGTGGATTTTTCCCCCGTTAACCCGCAAACCGGCACGCCGTATTTCACGATCAAGGCGGATGGTTGGGGGGCTGGCTGGAGCGTGGGCAACACCACGCGCTTTGATACCGACGCCGCAGCCGCGCCGCTCTGGATGATTCGCACCATCCTGCCCGGCCAGGCCACCGTCGACGACGACCAGCTCAAAATCGAATTGCGAGGGGATCACAACTGATGGCTACTCAGGCGCGTGTCGCGGGCACGGTGAAAATCGACGGTGTGGCTGCTGCCCGTGATGTGATTGTCATCAAGGATGACCCAGCAGGGCGGCAGGTGGTGGCTGAAGGGCAAAGTGCTGGCGATGGCACGTTCGATATCACTTACAACGATTGGGCGGGCGCTGTTATTGCGTTGGCTCTGGACGAATACGGCGACGACTTCGCCCCGGAAACCGCCCTCAATGCGGGGCAGGTAGTCCACCCGTCTACCCCTAACGGATATGTGTACAAAGTGACGGCCGCCGGCACTACCGGCACCGAGGAGCCGACCTGGTCAACGGGCGGGAGCGTCACAAGTGGGAGCGTCACTTTCAATGCCTTGCCGTACTACCGGCCGGTGGCGAGTGGCCCCCTTAAAGGTGCTCTACCTGATAGCTCTGGATCAGCGACCGGCGGCATAGAGAGTATCGTCGATATCGAAGGCGAGGCGTACAGGGTCCATGTTTTCGAGTCTGACGGAGATCTTGTTGTTAGCGGAGACGTAAACGTCGAGTTTCTTATCGTCGCAGGCGGGGGCGCAGGCGGTTCGCCTTGGCAGTATGGCGCCTCTGGCGGTGGTGGCGGTGGCGGCGTCGTTGAGGATTCTATCTCTCTCACTGAGGGCACTTATTCCGTGATTGTTGGTGATGGAGGCCTGAATCCTGAGTACACCGGCATGCCTTTCAAGGGGGCGAATGGTGGCGATAGCTCGGCATTTGGTTTTGCTGCAGAGGGCGGTGGCGGTGGCGGTGCCTACGTCGATGATAACTCAGTAGGCAATAACGGCGGCTCCGGTGGC